AACATCAATGCCGTGGGCGCGAAAACGATTGTGAAGGTCGCCGGAGGAATCACCACCACCCTCGCCGACAATGACATCCGCGCCGGCCAATGGGTGGAGTTGGTGTACGACGGCACGAACCTGCAAATGATCTCCCTCCTGGGCAACGCCCCCGCCGGCTCCGGAGATGCACTCGTCGCCAACCCTCTCTCACAATTCGCTGCCACCACCTCCGCCCAGCTCGCCGGCGTGATCAGCGATGAGACCGGCAGCGGCCTCGCTGTCTTCGCGACCACTCCCACGCTCACAACGCCCGTTCTCGGAGTAGCCACCGCCACCTCGATCGCGTTCACCTCCGGGACAATTCTCAAAGATGATAACGCCGACGCCCTCGTCCTCCGCCGCACCACCAACCCGCAAATTTTCTATCCCTATTCCACCTACACCGACGCCGCCAACTACCTCCGCCTGGCGCTCGGCTACACGAACGGCATCGGCTACCTCGTCACCCAGGCCGCCGGAACCGGCACCGACGGCGGCCTGACCATCGGCACCGGCGGATCGACCGCCCTTACGCTCCGGACCGCCAACACCGATCGCTGGAACGTCTCGAGCTCAGGTCACCTCCTGGCCACCGATAACACCTACGACATCGGCGCAGTCGGCGCCACGCGCCCGCGCAGCGTTTATGTCGGAACCGGCATCACGACCCCCCTGGTGAACAAGGTCACCATCACCGCCCCCGCGACCGGCTCAACCATCACCATTGCCGACGGCAAAACCATCACGCTCAACAACACGCTCACCTTCGCCGGCACGGACTCGACCACTCAGACTTTCCAAGCCACGGACACCATCGTCGGCCGCGCCACCACCGACACGTTGACGAACAAGACCATCGACGGCGCCGGCACCGGCAACGTCCTGAAGTTCAAGAGCTATCTCTACCTCACCCACCCGCACCTGGCCGACGGCACCGGCGCCACGATCGGCACCACCGCCACCGCACTCGACTACGGCCACGCGACTTTCTCCAACTCCGCCGACGAAGCCGCCAACTATGTGGAATACCGCCTGATGGTCCCCAGTGACATCGACACCGCCGTCGAGCTCCGCGCCAAGCTCAAGTTCCGCCTGAACGCCGCCGACACCACCACCCATCGCTACACATTGAACACAGTGACCCAGGCCGACTCCGCCGCCGCCGCCGGCACACCCGGCACCCCAATCAACCTCGATTTCGCAGGCGACGCCTCCGGAGCTTCTGGCGACGTCGAGACCGTCGGCTACACGACCATGACCGGCTGGGCCGCCACGATGACCGCCGATCGTCTCCTGGTGATCCGCCTGGCCCGCGACGGCAACGCTTCTCAGGACGCGAGCACGCAAAACAGCACCGAGCTGGGCCTGGTGCTCGAGTACGGCGCAACGCAGTAAAAAAAGGCTGAATTCTAAAGGCTAAAGGCTAAAAACAAACATGCGATCGCCCCCCCCCGAATTCAGCCTTCAGCCTTCAGCCTTCAGCCTTTAGCCTTTCTATGAAAACTCGTCGTCAGTTCGGTAAGTGGGTCCTCAAAGGTGGCCTCCTTATCCCCTTCATCGCCCCCGCCGTGGCCCGGTCGGCAACGATCCTCATTCACGGCCCCAGGATCAATTCCGCCGTGCCCCAGTACTATTATCCCTTCTCTTTTGACTCGACGAGTTTCACGAGCTCGCAGAGTGGGATTGTGGGATACCATGTCGGCGCCCCCGTCATCGCTGGGGCGACCGGCACCTGCACCAAAATCGGCTGCAGACTCCAAGATATCGATTCCATCACAAACTTCATCGTCTGCCTTTACTCCAACGCGGGCGCACTCCTTGCCGGAACGACGGGCGCAACGGATGGTTCCTTTGCGGCCAAGTGGTACGATGTGACGATCAGCCAGGCCGTCGTCGCCTCCACGACCTATCGGATTTTGTTTAGCGTCGATGACAACGACACCCTCGAGTACGGCGCCGCCGGGCAAGATGGTTACTACACGGAGGACGACTACTCGGGCACCTGCGTCTCATCGCCGACCTTCAATGCCGACACCGGCTTTTGCCATTCCGTCAGGCTGTTCGTTTAAAAAGCTGATAAAATGTCCGCCAAAATGTCCGCCTTACCATTTCAGCTTTTCAGCTTGTTCCTTTTCAGCTTTTCAGCTTGTGCGGCCAATTTCTACGTCCGCCCCAGTTCCGCCGGCTCAGCCAACGGCACCGACTGGAGCAACGCCTGGAGCATGACCGGGCTCAATTCCGGCTGGGGCAGCGTTGCCGCCGGAGACACCGTCTGGATTGCCGGAGGCACCTACACGACCCAGATGCTGCCAACGGCCAACGGCACAGCGGCCAATCCGATCCGCATTTACCGTCCTCGCACCACTGATGCCGTTCCCACCGCCGCGACGGGTTGGAGTTCAGGCTTTGACGCTCAAATCATTCTCGCGCCGGTTAATCTAGAGGGGATTTACTACGGCACCGCTGATCAGGGCCACAACATGATCTTCGACGGCCGCATCACCGACGGCTGGAAGATCGTCAAAGACAACGGCGCCGCCGGCACCTACCCCGGCTGCATCCAGTACGACGACAACGCCAACTCCACTAACGTCATTTATGCAAACATGGATCTCGTGGGTCCCTTCGATGTGACCACGCCCGTTCTGAGCGGCATTAACAATTATCACTCCTGCATTTCCCTCACGCCCCACACCACACCGCTGGGCATTCGTTGGATGACCTTCACCAACGTCTCCGTTCACGGTGGGGTGACTCTGGTGAACGTCTTGGGCGGCTGGGGCACAACCAATCTGGGCGGACAGTACATCACCTTCGACCACTGCCGTTTTTACAACAACATGGCCAGCCAGTCCGAGTATCACGCCAACATGTTTGAGCTGCGCGACATGGGCAACATCACCTGGCGCTACTGCGAATTCTATCAATGGCTAGTCGAAGGCATTATGCCCTACGGGATCCAGGCCGGCCCACTTTATATTTACGGTTGCTGGTTCCATGACCCCGACAACAGCGAGGAAGTCTCGCGCGTCATCGAACCGTTTGAAACGACCCAGGTCTTTTTCTACAACAACGTTTTCGAGAACTGCAATTCTGTGGGCATCTATTCCAGCGCGGGCGGAGGTGCCTGGGCAGTGGGTTCACTCTCTCGCAATAATATCTATTGGAACTCCGGAGATGGCGGTCTGGGACCGCCCAATCCCAACTATGAATTCTGGGGGCCGCTCGGAAGCATCGCCGGTGCGAACAGCATTGCCAGCGCCAGCGACCCTTTTGTTTCCGTGGCCACCGGCAACTATCACATCCTCGCGACCGTTTCAGCGGCTTATCCCCGCAACAAAGGTGTGACCCTGACCGACATCGGCACCCATACTTTCAGCCGGGACGCGGATGGCAACACGCGCGGCGCCGACGGCACCTGGGACATCGGCGCCTATGAATACGATTCGGGCGCCATCGCCGTGCAGAACCGCCTGCGCAAGGCGCCTGCCCGACGCCGATAAGGCTAAAGGCTAAAGGCTAAAGGCTGAAACGTCTTGATCGGGAACTTTAGACTTTAGCATTTAGCCTTTAGCCTTTTCTTAAATTGACTTCGACACGTTCCCGTGTCCGCCAACTATCCCTACATCCTCGCGAAGGTCCTCCGAGGAATCTGGGTCATCACCGACGCTAAATTCCAAGCCATCGAATCCGTCTTAGCCTCGCGCCTCGCCTCCGAAGCAGGAGCGCAGGAGTCGGGTCTGCGCGTTGGCAGTGACGACGCCTCCGACGAATCCACTCCCCGCTTCACCGGCCGAACCATGATCATCCCGGTGCACGGCATCATCGGCAAACACTGCTCCCTCATGGAAATGGAATCCGGCGCTTGCGACCTCGACCAGGTCAACGCCGCCCTCGACGTGGCAGACAACGATTCCACCGTCGATAAAATCATTCTCGATATTCGCAGTCCCGGCGGCACCATCACCGGCATCCCTGAAACCGCGGCGAAGATCAGCTCCCTCGCCGAGCACAAAGACGTCATCGCCTACACCGATAGCGAATGTTGCTCCGGCGCGTTGTGGCTCGCCTCGATGGCCCCCTCATTTTTCTGCACCGAATCGGCCGACGTCGGCAGCGTGGGCGTCTACCTCGCGTTACTCGACAAGAGCCGAATGCTCGAGGACATGGGCGTGAAGGTGAACGCGATCAGCGCCGGCAAGTACAAGTTGAGCGGCGCCTCCTTCAAGCCCTTGACCAGCGACGAGCGCGCGATGTTCCAAGCCGACGTCGACAAGATTTACGGAATGTTCAAAGCCGCCGTGCAATTGAATCGCGAAGTCCCCGAAGAATTCTGCGAGGGGCAGGTCTACATGGGCGAGAGCGCGGTGAACGCGGGGTTTTGTAATGGGCTCGTTGATGATCTCTCGGACCTTCTCTAAACCAAGGCTAAACCAAGGCTAAAGGCTAAATTCTAAAGGCTAAAGTCTGATCACTTTAGCCTTCAGCCTTCAGACTTTAGACTTTTTCCTCTTCTCCCGTTGACTTCGTTTGCTCATCCAAATGGCTCTCAAAATTTGGAACATTGGAAAAGCGAACGCCCGCATCGACGAACTCGAAAAGCAGCTCGCTGAAAAAGAAACTGATCTCGTCGCCCTCGCCTCGAACCCCACGGAACTTGAAAACGATCTGACCCAATTCAAGGCCGACCTCTCGACCGCCAAGCAGACCATCGGAACCCTCGAGACCGCCGCCAAAGCCCACGCTGATCAAGTCAGCAAGTTAGCAGTAGCCCTCGCCTCGGCAGAAGCGAAGCTCGCCCTCGTCCCCGCCCAGATCGAGACCGCTGCCGCCGCCAAGGCCGTCCAGCAAACCGCCGCGCAGGGCATTCCTCCGCTGAAGATCACCGTTGTCGCCGATCCGCAAACCACAACCCGGCCCTTGCCCAAAGGCATGAGCGCCCAGGACCGCCTCAAAGCCGAGCGCAACCACTGAACCGCTGAACCGCTGAACCTCAGAACCTTTTCAAAATATGGCTAACGTTTATTTAAATCTTCTCGATGTCGCGAAGTTCAACGGCGACGACAAAGTCGTCGAGCTCATCGAGGAAAATCTCACTTTCGCACCCGAAGCGCGCCTGCTCCCCGCCAAGACAATCTCCGGGACCAGTTACAACACGCTCGTGCGCACCGCCTATCCCCAACCCACGTTCCGCGCCGTCAACGAAGGCACGGAGACAAAGAAGTCGACTTACGAGAATAAGCGCGTCGAGGCCTTCTACCTGGACGGCCAGTTAGAAATGGACGAGGCGGCCGCGCAAGCCGACGACGAAGGACCGCAGCACAGCCTCAACCTGGAAGCCTCCGGGATGATGATGGGCTCGCTCACCAAGCTCGGCACGCAGCTTTGGTACGGGATAGGTGGCGGAGGCGACGCGAAGGGTTTCCCCGGCGCCGTCGAAATCGTCCATAGCGACCTGGTCAGCGATGCCGGCGGCACAACCGCCACGACCGGCTCCAGCGTCTACGGACTGAAGCTCGGCAATCAGTTTGTGCAGTTCGTGTTCGGCCTGGGCCAAGTGTTTTCCCTCGGGGAATGGCGCAAGCAGACGATGATCCGCTCCAGCAAGTCACTCACCTGCTGGCTCAACTCACTGTCCGGCTACGTCGGCGTTCAATGGGTCAATAAGTACTCCGTCGGCCGCTGCAAAGATTTTACGGCCGATTCCGGCAAGGGCGTGACAGACGCGGTCCTGGGAACCTGGCTCAGCAAATATCCCGTGGGCCTGAAGCCGGACGTGCTCTTCATGAGCCGCCGGTCCGCGATGCAGCTCCAAACCTCGCGCTCGGCCACCTCGATCACCAACAGCTCACCCAAAGCTAACAACGGCGGCGACGTGTGGGCGCCCGAGCCCGTCAGCTCCAACGGCATCCCCATCACCGTCACCGACTCCCTCTTGGACACCGAGACGCTCACATAACCCCTGAACCGCTGAACCTTTTTGAACCTCTGAACCTATGGCTAATGAATTTGCCCGCAATCTCCAGGACGCGAGTCTCAACCCTGCGACGTTCACCTTGCCCGCCGCCGCTTCGACCTCGACGACCAGCGCCGTGATCGACCTGGGCGCCGACACCGTCAAGCCCGCCAACATCGAGATCGAGCTCTCCGTCCCCGCGCTCACCACCACGATGAACACCGGCACCGCCACCGCTGGCGTGACGTATATCATCGAGTCCTCCACGACGTCGGTCTTCACGGCCGTCGCCAGTGTGATCCGCTCCAAGAATTTCGCCGGAGATACCACGACCGCGCTGGTCGCCAAGTTGATCCGCGCCCGTCTCCCCTCCGACTGCGAACGCTACGTCCGAGGCAAAGTTACTTTCGGGACCACGACGGCCGATGGATCGACGCTTGCCGCGACCCTCACAGCCAGGTTTTAATCTCGGTTTGGTTTGGTTTGATTCATGGCCCCGCGCGTGTGCGCGGGGTTTTTCTTTTAAAAGGCTGAAGGCACTGAGAAAGGCTAAAGGCTAAATTCTAAAGGCTGAAGTTCCCGATCAAGACGTTTTAGCCCTTTAGCCTTTAGCCTTTAGCCTTTAGCCTTTTCAGAGCCTTTAGCCTTGTGTCGATTTCCCTCTGCATGATCTGCGGCAACGAAGAGGACCTCATCGTTCGTTGCCTGGACTCCGCCCGCCCCCTCATTGATGAGCTCTGCCTCGTCCGCGCGGTGGGCACACTCAAGCCGGACCTAAGTGGTCTAATGGCCCGTGACTGGGCCGTGGGAAACCATATCCCCTTTCAGTTCGAAGCCTACCTCAACGAAATCCCCTTGCCCCACGTCGACGACTTCTCCGCCGCCCGCAACCTCTCCTTCAGCCTCGCCACCTCCGATTGGATTCTCTGGCTGGATTGCGATGATCTCCTAAGCCCCGAGGCCTGCGCCGCCATCCGCGCCTGTGCCGAGGAAAACGCCCATGACTGCTACCAGTTCATGTACACCAAGCCGGACGGCTCCACGTGCCCACGCGAGCGCCTGATCCGCCGCGGCGCCGGCCGTTGGAAGAACCGTGTGCACGAGACCTGCCTGATTGCCAGCGGCGATATGTGCCTGGTTCCGGAGATTGTCATTCAGCATGCGCGCGATGATGTGCACCGCCAATCCTCCCACGAGCGGAACCTCACGTTGCTGGGCCTGGCCCTCGATGACGCCCCCCGCCATTATTTCTACCTGCATGAGGAACTCTTTTGGAAGTGGGACCAAACGCGCAATGATCCGAAAACCTTAGACCATGCCGTCCGGACCGGCGAAGCCGCGCTGATCCTCATCGGCGATGCCAAGCCCGACGATATTTACGAGATCCTGCTGAACCTCTACGACCTGCAACCGAGTCGCATTGAACTGCTGCAACGCGCCGAGACTCTTCAGCCCCAGCGCCGCGAGGCCTTGGCCTATCGTTGCCAGCGCGAGCTCCGGGACAAGCGTCTCCTCGAGGCTGTGGCCTGGTTCAAGAAAATGGATGCTCTCCCCGTTCCCGAGCCACCTCCCTGGACACACCGCTCGATCTGGTATGGCAGCGGCTGGGCGCGGAATTACCTGCGGGTTAAACTCCTCCGCGCCGTGGGCCGTGACGCCGAAGCCGACGCCGACCACGCCGTCTATCTCGCCTCCCCCGCGTACGCTAAAGCGTGGGAAAAAGAAGGCTAAAGGCTAAATTCTAAAGGCTAAAGTTCCCGATCAAGACTTTTTAGCCTTTAGCCTTCAGCCTTTAGCATTGACTGCTCGCCTCCCTCAATATGCAAATCTGCGATCTCCCCGCCGCCACCATCCTTTCCGCCGCCGATGAACTGCGCACCCAAAACCAATACGACACCGAGCAGAAAATCACCGCCACGCAACTCCGCGCCTTCATCCTCGAGAACCCGCCGAACACCGCCACCCAGGGAATCGGCTACGCCACCGGCGCAGGCCTCGCCGTCACGCAGATCACCGACCGCTCCACGGGCGTCACCATCGACGCCATTTGCGGCAAGATCACGACCGACGCCACCTCCCTGGCCGCCGCCGGCATCGCCACCTTTACCGTCACGAATGCCGCCGTTGCCATCGGCGACGTAGTCGTTGTTTCCCTGCGCTCCGGCGCCACAGCCGGCACCTCGATCCCGTTCGTGTCCGCCGTCGCCGCCGGTTCCTTCGACATCCGTTTGAAGAACCTCGCCGCCGCCACCGCGGACACGGGAGCCTCGATCATCAACTTCGCCATAATCAAAGCCGTCTCAGCCTAGGAGCGCGAGCCGTCCGGCTCGCAGCATCAACTCTCTTGACATCCTCGCCACGCCCAGCGATGCTGCCGGCGTTATCGTCATTGGCGGCGATACAGGCCTGCCACGCCACCCACAGCGATGAGCGATCGATTCATTGGAGCCAAAAACGGACAGGGCGTCTGGCAACAGATCATCAGCCAAATGCCGCCGCACACCCTTTACATCGAGCCCTTTCTCGGGACCGGCGCCGTCCTACTCCGCAAGAAGGCGGCTCAGTCCTCTATCGCCATCGACATCGATGCTGCAGTCGTCGCGCGCTTCAAGCCGCCTCCTGGAACCATCGTCATTTGCGGCGATGGGATGCAGCACCTCCGCGAGCGACGATGGGGCCCCACCGACCTCATCTATTGCGATCCGCCCTATGTCATGGCCGCGCGCAGTTGCCAGCGGCCGTATTACGCCCACGAATTCACCGACGGGGATCATGAGCGGCTCTTAAGCATCCTGGTCACCCTTCCCTGTCCCGTCATTCTCAGCGGTTACTGGTCGCCGCTCTATGCCGGCCGGCTCAAGACCTGGCGCACCGTCACCTTCACGACCGCCAATCGCGCCGGCAAA